CTACAGTCCGACAAAGGACACGTTTTTTACGTTGCGCCCACCCAAGGGCAAGCCCGTGACATCATGTGGCAAACCCTGTTGGAGCTAGGACACCCTGTTATATCTGGAAGTCACATCAACAACCTCCAGATCAGGCTGGTCAACGGGGCCACGATTAGTCTCAAGGGAGCCGACAGGCCAGAGACAATGCGTGGTGTGTCCTTGAAGTTTCTCGTGATGGACGAGTACGCAGACATGAAGCCTGACGTATGGGAACAGATTCTTCGTCCAGCACTGGCTGACCAGAAGGGATCAGCGTTGTTCATAGGTACGCCTATGGGCAGGAACCACTTCTACGAATTGTACAAGTACGCAGAGTTAGGTGACGATGAGACTTACAGGGGCTGGCATTTCACCAGCTACGACAATCCAATCTTGGACCCGACTGAAATCGACATGGCAAAGAAATCAATGTCGAGTTACGCCTTTAGACAAGAGTTCATGGCCTCGTTTGAAGCCAGAGGCTCCGAAATGTTCAGAGAAGATTGGGTCAAGTTCGGAGAAGAGCCAGAAGAAGGCGACTACTACATCGCAGTTGACTTGGCTGGCTTTGAGGACGTAAACAAAAAACGGACAAAAAACACTAAACTAGATGAAACCGCAATCGCTGTCGTTAAAGTTGGTACTGATGGTTGGTACGTTGATAACATTATACATGGGCGGTGGGAGCTTAACGAGACTGCCACCAAGATATTTCAGGCCGTTAGAGACTACAGACCCGTTAGCGTTGGTATTGAACGAGGGATTGCCAAGCAAGCTGTAATGAGTCCTCTGATGGACCTGATGAAGCGATACGGGCAGTTTTTTAGGGTAGAAGAGTTAACCCACGGTAACAAGAAGAAGACTGACAGGGTTATGTGGGCCTTACAGGGGCGTTTTGAGAACGGATACGTAACTTTGAAAAAAGGAGAGTGGAACGCTAGGTTCTTGGACCAGTTGTTCCAGTTTCCTGATGTTTTAACCCACGATGACTTGGTTGACGCTCTAGCGTACATAGACCAGTTGGCTAAGGTAGCTTACAGCTACGATTTTGAAATAGATGACCACAAAATACTAGACGTAGTAGCAGGATATTGATTATGACAGATCGAAAAAAAATCAGAGAAAACGCAAGAAAAGCTAGAGAACAACAAGATAAAAAAACTATAGAAGAATACAGAAAAAAATCAGCAAGAAATCGTGTTGCTTCAGAAAAAGAAGTTGCGGCTCAAAGCGCATTAAAAAAAGAAACACAAAGACAACGATCTGGAAGCACCATTAACAACAAAAAAATGCTTACAAAAAAACCAACTCCTTCTGAAAAAAGTTCTGATTTTAATATTGGGGCTTATAGTCGTTCAAAAGCTGATTGGACAAGCAAAGAAACTCCCAATTATTTAGGTGATGATATTGGCAAAACATCGCCTGTATGGAACGATTAATAATTAAGGATACTTCCAGATAATGAAAGTTTTCAGACCGCTCAATACCTACGGAATATACGCAATCAGTGCTGTAGTGTTTTTTACACTAGGGTACACTGTTGCCGTACTTTAAGGAGCCTAAAATGGCAGAAGAAATTTACAGCCCAGACCCCTTGATGATTGAGGAGTCTCTGGAAAAGTGGGTGATGACCAAGTGTGAAAACTGGAGAGATCACTATGAATCAAACTACGAACAACGGTTCGAAGAATACTATAGGCTATGGCGAGGTCAATGGGATCCTGCTGACTCCGAAAGAGCGTCAGAACGTTCTAGAATTATCTCTCCTGCGCTTCAGCAGGCTGTAGAGTCTAACGTAGCGGAGTTAGAGGAAGCCACGTTCGGTAGAGGTAAATGGTTTGACATTAAAGATAACTTTGGTGATCAAGACAGTCAAGATGTTGCGTACCTCCGAAACAAGTTAACAGAAGACTTTGAATCTTGCAAAGTGCGAAAAGCAGTTGCAGAATGCTTGATTAACGCTGCTGTTTTTGGCACGGGCATTGGTGAAGTTGTTATCGAAGAAATAAAAGAGATGGCTCCTGCAACTGAACCAATTATGGACGGACAACTACAAGCGGTAGGCGTAAACGTAACCGACAGAGTTGTAGTTAAACTTAAGCCAGTGTTACCACAAAACTTTCTTATTGACCCTGTAGCTACGTCTATCGAGGAAGCTATGGGTGTTGCTGTAGACGAGTTTGTGTCCAAGCACAGTGTAGAACTACTGCAAGAACAAAACATCTACAGGGACGCTTACATCGAGTCTGCTGCGCCCGACAGCGACCTAGAGCCTGACCAAGACCTTACGATTTACAACGACGACAAAGTACGTCTTACAAAGTACTACGGTCTTGTTCCACGCGAGTTGCTAGAGGCTGAAGGAGTAGATGTAGAAGACACTTCAATGTACGTAGAAGCTATTGTAGTTATTGCTAACGGCGGTACACTGCTTAAAGCTGAAGCTAACCCGTACATGATGAACGACAGACCTGTAGTAGCGTTTCCTTGGGACATAGTTCCTGGGCGTTTCTGGGGTCGTGGCGTGTGCGAAAAAGGCTACAACAGCCAGAAGGCGCTAGATACAGAACTACGTGCGCGCATTGACGCACTGTCACTTACTATTCATCCTATGCTGGCGATTGATGCGACTAGGTTGCCTAGAGGCGCTAGGCCAGAAGTTCGACCCGGCAAGATGATACTAACTAATGGAGATCCTCGTGAAGTACTTCAACCTTTCAACTTTGGACAAGTGGGGCAAATCACTTTTGAACAAGCTGCGAGCCTTCAACAAATGGTGCAACAAGCAACTGGAGCCGTGGATTCCGCAGGCATTGCAGGGCAAGTTAATGGCGAAGCAACCGCTGCTGGTATTAGTATGTCTCTTGGTGCTATTATTAAGCGTCATAAGCGTACTCTAATAAACTTCCAACAGTCGTTCCTACTACCGTTTGTAACCAAAGCTGCACATAGATACATGCAGTTTGACCCTGAAAACTACCCTGTAGCTGACTACAAGTTCAACGCTACGAGTACTCTGGGTATCATTGCTCGTGAATACGAGGTAACACAGCTTGTGCAACTGTTGCAGACTATGCAACAAGATAGTCCTTTGTACAGCGTTTTGATTCAAAGCATTATTGACAACATGAATCTTAGCAACCGTGAAGAACTTATTACGGCACTACAAGAAGCTGAAGAGCCTGATCCACAAGCACAACAAATGGAAATGATAACTCAACAGGCTCAACTTGCATTTCAACAAAGCCAAACTGCGGCTCTTAACGGACAAGCTGCTGAGTCTCAAGCTAGAGCGGCTAAGTACGCTATGGAAACTCAACTTGCTCCTGAAGAGTTGCAGATTGAAAAGATTGAAGCTATCACTCGTAATCTCAAAGAAGGTGATCAAGAAGACAAAGAGTTTGAACGCAGGCTTAAAGTTGCTGACAGGCTCTTAAAAGAACGACAACTACGAGGTAATCGTACCGATGATAATGACACAAACCGAAATGAACAACTTCCTCAAGCAGATCAACGAGGCGTTCAAGGACCAGTTCGACAAATTGGAGTTGCTTCAAACCAAGGTGGATCTTTTGGAGGCCAAAGTCAATGAGCAAGGAAAAGGATCCAAGACTAGCAAGGGCGGGAGTAAGCGGGTACAACAAGCCAAAGAGGACGCCTAATCACCCTACGAAGTCACACGTAGTTGTTGCCAAAGAAGGTGACAAAGTTAAAACTATTAGGTACGGCCAACAAGGAGTCAGTGGTGCTGGGAAAAATCCTAAGACTGCTAAAGAAAAAGCAAGGCGTAAGTCCTTTAAGGCTCGTCACGCTAAAAATATAGCTAAAGGCAAAATGTCTGCGGCTTACTGGGCTAATAAATCTAAATGGTAAGGAGATAATTATGTTTGGAAAAAGCGCAGGAACAGGAAGGGGCATGGGCAGAGGCCGTAACGCTACTCGCAAAGCTCCGGGTACAGGAATGAAAGCTAGAACACAAAGGGCTAAAGCCCAAATTAAAAGCAGGCAACAAACAAAAAAAGCAAGAGCGGCGTCTGGAGTAGCAAAAAATCCACCTTACAGAGATTTAATGCCAAAAGTAGATCGTGGAAATTCCCTTCCGGGTAGACCTTCTGAAAAACTTATAAAAAAAGTACGTGCCGCTGATACAGCAAAATCAAGAGCAAAAGCAGTTAAGGCAGGTAAAACAGTGAAGTCAACCAATTGGAAAAAAAGAAAACAAACAAGGCAAGCACGAAAAGGAGCTCCGCCTGTCTACTAATGCCAAAGAAAAAGAAAACAAAGAATGTAAGGAGATAGCTATGCCAATGGTAGGAAAGAAAAAGTACCCGTACACAGCTAAAGGTAAAGCTAAGGCTAAAGCTGCTGCAAAAAAAGCAGGCAAAAAAGTTAAAAAAATGAAAGGCTACTAATGCCTAAGAAAAAGAAAAAAGCTAACGATGCGTGTGCAAAGAAGGTCAAAGCCCGTTACAAGGTGTGGCCTTCTGCTTACGCGTCTGGTGCTGTAGCTAAGTGCCGCAAGGTAGGCGCTAAGAATTGGGGCAAGAAAAGTGGCCGTAAGAAAAAGTAAAAAAGGCGCGGCACTCAAGAAGTGGTTTAAGGAAGAGTGGGTTGACGTAAAGACAGGTAAGCCTTGTGGCCGCAAGTCTGCCACTAAGTCTAAGCGTCCGTACCCCTCTTGTAGACCTAAAGCTGTGGCTGCTAAAATGACTGCTGCTGAAAAACGTAGTTCTGCTAGTCGCAAAACAGGACCAGCCAGGATTAAACACGCAGTAACAGCATCAGGCAAAAGACGTAAAAATACCACCAGAAAAAAGACTTGACATTTCAGTCTTTTTATGGTATAATATATAGTAAATAGAGAGATAATCTAAGAGACCTCTTATGGATCAAGATACACAAAAGTACTACGAATGTTACTTTGACCTGTTTAACAACCCCGGTTGGAAACAGTTA